TTAAGCAGCAACTGGACGACCTCGGCGCAAACTACGACAAGCGCTGGGGCATCGAACGGCTGCGCGCGGCGCTGGAAGGCGCGACACGCGAACCGCTGGAAGTGATCGAAGGCGAGGTGGTCAATGGCTGACGCGACCCTTGCCGAGCTGCGCAACCGTGTGCTGCAAAAGCTCAAGGTGCTGCAAGCAGGCGAGACGGCGGAAGCCGAGGACACCGCGCTAATCGAGGGGCTGATTGCCTCTGTAAACGAGAAGCTGCGCGACCTCGGCATTGCCTACTGGTCCGACAGTGCTTGCCCGCAATCGATGCTCGAGGATCTGGCTATGTACGTGGCCTGCCATGCGGCTGACGACTACATGGATGGCGGGCAAGCTGCATCGTTCCGTCAGACATACGAGCCGACAGCGGAACGCAACCTGCGGCGGCTGGTGTCCAGCGGCGAGCGGTTCAACAAGCCGACGCGGGCGGAATACTTCTGATGCGCGTGCCTATGGCGACTTCCGCAGCCTCTGCCGTTGTTACGGGGCTGGCTGAGAAGAAGTGCCACAACGTCTACCGCGAACCGCATCCGAACGACCCGCAGCGCGAAAATGTGCTGATCGAAGCGCCTGGCTCATTGCAGCGTGCTGACTTTGCCGGCGCGTGCCGTGGCATGTGGCAGGCAGACGGCCATGCCTTGGGAAAGGTGCTGATCGCGCAGGGGACGACGCTATCGACGTTCAACCCTGCGGACAACACAACGGGAAGCCTCACAGGCACCATTGCCGGGACAGATCGCGGCGATTTCGCATTCACGGAAACGCAGGGCTTTGGCCTGTTCAACGGCCAGCCCTATGTGTCTGACGGGACGTATATCAGGCGGGCCTCGGACGGCATCACGGTTGACGCTAATCTTGCCATAGGCTCGACCCCTGCAAACGTCGCAACCGGCGCTTTCAGTTACTCAATCGACGGGACAGTCTACAGCAAGGGTGCGGTGGCTGCGGGTACTGCGCCTGGGAATGACGTCATCCCGCTGGGCCTGTACGGTGCGGTTGCGCTGGACATCGACAGCGGGGGAACGATCACGGCGGTCGAAGCGCCGGCCAATGCCACGGGCTATGCCAGCGCATCGGCAGCGGCTGCGGCTTTGCCTGTACCGCTGACGACGCGGGTCCGCATCGGCTACGTGACGGCCACGAAATCAGACGGCGCGTTCACGTTCGGCACGACATCGCTCGCGGCATCTAACAGTACGGTTGCGTACACTGACAGCGCGGTGAACACGGGCTTCACCACTTTGCTGTCTGACGCAGGCGCAACGGTCTTCACAAGTGTGGACACGCTCGGCCAGCGCGGGCTGATGACATGGAAGAACCGCTTTGGGTTCACGTCTGTTCTCGACCTGCAATCGACCACGGCGCTGAATTACTACACAGCCGAGAGCTCTCCGGACGATATCATCGCGGGCCGCGTGCTGGGTGAGTTCTACTACCTGCTGGGTTCGCAGACGATTGAAGTGTGGTCGCAGACGGGCGACAGCGCCGACCCGTTTGCCATGCAGGGAGGCATGACGCAGCAGGTTGGCTGCGCGTGCCGTGACGGCATCGTCAAGGCCGATAACAGCTTGTTCTTCGTGGACGAGGCGTTCAATGTCCGCAGGCTGGGGCAGGGCGGCTCGCCCATCGTGTCCGAGCCGTGGGTATCTGCGGCGCTGCGCAGTGCAGGCGCTGCAAACATCATCGGCAAGACGTACCAGGACCGGGGGCATATCTTCGTCAGCTACCGGACGCCTACGGCTTGCATGATCTTCGACGTGCTGACGCAGGAATGGCACACGCGCGGGACGAACCTGCAAAACTCGTGGCGCTACACGGACATCATCACGGCAGCGGGCCGCGTGTTTGTCTGCGACGGCACGGGACAATTTGACGAACTGAGCCGGGATTATGCCTCCGAAAGCATGGCGACCTCGACCACGATGGGGACGGAGATCGTGCGCGAGTTCACGGCGCATCTGAGCGGAGTTCCCGATAGCCTGCCGATCACGACGCTGCGGCTCGAGAGCGCCAAGGGCGTTGGCGTGGCGACCGGGCAGGGTGTCAACCCTGTTGTGCAGATGCGTGCGTCAATCGATGGCGGCAATACGTGGACCGCGTGGCGTTCGCGCAAGCTGGGCGCGCAGGGCGTCTACGACCAGCGCACGGTCTGGCATCGTTGCGGGCGCACGAAGCTCGCGGGCATGGTGTTTCAGTTCCAGAAGTCCGACCCCGCGCCGGCTGCCTATCTGGGCGTCCTTGTGAACGAGGATTTGTAATGGCGCGGGCTCCTAAACCGCCATCGCTGGCCGTGCCGCTTGTGGACAAGGACGGGCGATTAACGCCTGAGTGGTACAAGTATCTCACGGGCGGCGTGACGTTCACGGACAACGTCAACAGTGGGGTGACACAGGCCCAGGCTGCGGCAGCGCAAGCGCAGGCGACGGCAACGGGAGCGGTCGCGGGCATTGCCACACTGGCGAGCCAGACAGCGCCGGGAGGCTTCTATGCCTCTGCAACGCCTTCCAGCGCATTCGGGGATCGTGTTGGTTCGGGAACCGCGACGACCAACGCGGTGACGGTGACGCCAACGGGTGGGACAGGGCCGTATACCTACGCTTGGACGCTCGACGCGGGGAACCTCACCATCGGTGCGGCGACGTCTGCCACCACAAGCTTTTCCGGGTTCGTGTCCATCGGCACGACCACGGAGGACATCGCAACCTGCACGATCACTGACAGCCTTGCGGCGACGGCAAGCATATCAATCGGCGTTGCGATCTACGCTGAAGGCGTAGCGCCGTAGTTTTTTGAAATCAGGACGGCATAGAATGTGGGATCAGATCGCCAAGTTTGCCCTTGATAACGCGCCTGCGTTGATCAATGCGGGCGCGTCACTGGCCGGCGGCTATATGTCGGGCCAAGGCGGGCAGGCGTCAGCCAAAGCGCAACAGGACGCAGCCAACCAGACGAGCGCATTGCAGCGCCAGATTTACATGGACCAGCGCGGGCTTGCAGCTCCTGGCTACATGACGGGCGGTGCTGCATCGAACAAGCTCGCGGCGTTGTTCGGCATCGCACCGCAAAACTATCAGGCGGCCTATGGTGGCGGCTTCTCTGGCGGTGGCATGAGCGGCGGTTCTCAGATGCTGCCCAACCTCGGCGCGGGACAGCCGGTGCAGGGGCGTTCGGGCGGCGGCGGGCCTAACGCGGCTGCGGGCGCTATAGGAAGCATCGCCGGAACATTCTTTGGCGGCCCCATCGGCAGCGCTGTCGGCGGCGCGTTGGGCGGCATGATCCGTGACGGCGGCGACAACTGGAAGACAGTCGCCACGCAGGCTCCCGGCGGGTTCGACTACGCCGCATACATGCAGCAGCCTGACCTTCAGGCCGAGTGGGCCAAGCCGGACATCAAGGCGCTGTTTGGCGGCAACCAGGACGCATACGCAAACTGGCATTATAACCAGTTCGGCAAGAACGAAGGCCGCACGCTCGCGCCGATGGCTGACACGAAAGGCACGATGCCAACAGGCGGCGCGCAGCAAATGCAGGGCGGCGCGTCCAACCCGCTCGCGGAGTTCTACGCCTCGCCCTATGCCAAATTGGCGACGACGATCAACGACCAGCAGTTTGACCAGATCAAGGGCAACCTCGGCGCGGCCGGCAAGAGCATCAGCGGGGCTGCGGAAGGCCGTTACGCGAAGACGCTGGCGGGCAACACTTACGGCGCGTTCGGGGACTACACGAACCAGCTCGCCAACCTCGCAGGCATGAACCAGACCAGTTCGCAGTTAGCCTCTAACGCAGCGGGCAACTACGGCGTCAACGCGGGTAATGCGATGATGAAAGCCGGTGATGCTCGAGCCAATGCGCTGAGCTCCGCATATCAAGGCTACAGCCAAGCGGCCTCGGGCGTGGCTGGCGCGGCTGCTGACTACTTCAGGAAACCGGGAAAGCCGACCTACGGCCAGCCCGGCTATGTCGATCCGTCGCGCGCTGCTTATCCCGGACAGGGTTGGGGCTGATTATGGTTGCTTACACCGCAAGGAAGAACCCGCTGGCGATGCCGACGGGTGCGCCCGCTCCTGCGCCCGCTTATGACGTCTCGGCGGATGCCTATCAGCCCGGCGCGATGTCGGCAGCGCCTATGACCGCATCGCCCATGACGCCGTCCGCAGGCAGTCCGTTCTCGCCGCCGCAAGGACCGCCACGCAATGCGCTTCTGGCGTCTGCGCTTGACAGCTTCCAACGCGGCTTGGACCCCGCAGGCTTTGAGAAGCGCGAGACGGCAAACAAGGCCGCAGAGGGCGACAAACTGAAACAGACGCTCGCGCTCATGCAGCAGCAACGCGCGCTTCCCGAAGCGCAGCGCGGCCAGTGGTGGCAGCAGAACGCGCCGGTCATCTCCCAGATCATCGGGCAGGACGTCTCGCAGATGCCGCTGGACGTCACGAAGTTCACGGACCAGGCGCTAGACGGGCAGATCGCGGCGCTGTCGGCGCAGGCGGGGATTTCGCCGGAAGTGGCGAAGCCCGTGCAGTATCAGGGCATAAACCTAGGTGACGGCGGGGTCGGCGCGTTCAATCCCGCAACAGGGAAAATGGATCTCATTCGAGAGCCTGCGCCAAAGCCTGGCACGGAGAAGCTTGAAACCAAAGTTGGCGACAACGGCAATTATTGGACGTTTAACACCGCAAGCGGAAAAATGGAAGACACGGGCGTCAAGGCGCCGGCCAAGGCGCAAACCAACGGCATTAACCTGACCTTTGGAGAAGGCGGCGCGGTGTCGGGCCTGTCCATCGGCGGGCCTAGTATGCCGCTCGGCGGCGACGGCGCGACGGGCA